CCTTCTAAAACGTATCTCCCATAAGGATTTGCCCGAACTGGCGGCGACTGGCCACGACCGACCGCGATTGGAAACGACCACTCTGCGTGACGCCGAATCAGCCGCAACCGAGATTGGGGACTTTGCCCAGGCGGTCCTGGGCGTGACCCTCGAGCCCTGGCAGCTGCATGTTGCGGCCGGTATGACGCAACACATCGACGGTGACTGGGTGTGCCGATCGTCGTTGGTTTCGGTCGCCCGGCAGAACGGCAAGACCACGCTCATGTCTGCGCTCATCGGCTGGTGGCTTTCCACCCAGGGCACCGCTCGAGGCCGCCCACAAGTCGTGTTGTCGACGGCACACAAACTTGACTTGGCCGCGTCGCTGTTCAAGTACTTGGCCCCAATCCTTGAGGCCAAAATGGGGGCCCGTGTCATGCGGTCGTATGGCCGCCAGGAACTCGAGATGCCGGACGGGTCGATGTGGATTGTCCGGGCCGCCACCCCGCAGGCCGGTCACGGGTATTCGATCGACCTGGTCGTGGTCGATGAGGCCTGGGCCGTCTCCGAAGAATGCGTCGATGAGGGTTTCGCCCCGGCGCAGATCGCCCGACCCAACCCCATGCTGGCGATGTTCTCAACGGCTGGCACGACAGAGTCAAAACTGATGTTGAAGTACCGGGAACAGGGTCTACGTCAGATCGACACCGGCGACGCCGGGCCGCTGTACTTCGCCAGTTACGAACCGCCGCCCGGCATGGACCCAATGACGCCCGACGCCTGGGCGTACGCCAACCCGGCTATGGGCCGTCACATCACCGTCGAAACGTTGCGCGACCGATCGAAGTCGCCGAACCGTAACGCGTTTCTGCGCGGCCACGTCAACCTGTTCACCGTCCAATCAAACAGTTGGCTTGAGCCAGGCATGTGGTCCGAAATGGCCGACCCCGGCCCCCTACCCCCCAACGGGGTGCTGGCGATCGACTCATCGACCGACGAATCACGGTTTATGGGCGTCAGGGCCGTCAAAGACGACGCAGGCAAAATTCGGGTGGCGGTCGAATTCAACGTCGACACCCAGGCACAAATGTGGGCCGCGGTCGATCAACTCGTCACCGAAAATCCGCAGCTGCGGCTAGCGATCGTCCCCGCCCTCGAGTTGCATTGTCCGCCAGCCCTCGAGCGTCGGCGCATCATCGTCGGCTACCGGGAACTGTTGAAATGGACCCTCGGTGTCCGGTCCTACATCGTGGACGGCAAAGTTGCGCACCAGGGGCACGCCAGCCTGTCAGAACACGTTGAACGTGCCGTCATGGTCAAGCACCAGGGCAGCGTCGCATTGTCCAGCACCAAGTCGCCCGGCGACATCACCCTGGCACGGTGCATGGTATGGGCTGTTGCCCTCGAGTCACGGCCCGGGCAGACAGGCAAACCGCTACTGGCAGTCGCCCGTTAGTAGCGTGCAGATCGGGCCCCGCCTTTCGTCGGGACTGGCGGGGTCCACCATCGCTGACAGTTTCGTGGCAAACTTTCCCTATGGCCGTTTTTAACCGCGTCAAAAAAGCCGCGATCAGCCCAGCCCCCGCAAAGGCGGCCGCGGCCGGTTCGTTGCAGGCATACGGCGGCGCGAACATGATCGGGCAGTACTACAGCTACCAAGAGGGCGAGCTGCGTAACCAGTTCATGCAAATCCCTACGGTGTCCCGGGCACGCGATCTGCACGCGTCAATCCTGTCCACGATGGACTTGAACATGTACACCGAAATGTGGAACGGCGAAGAAATGGAAGAGGTCTACCTTGCGCCGCGTTCCTGGCTCAAGCAACTAGACCCCGAAATGCCGAACAGTTATTTGTGGTCTTGGATTCTTGACGACCTGATGTTTTTCGGTCGTGCGTTTCTGTACATCACCGCACGCACCAGCGACGGCTACATGGCCCAGGCAACACGCCTACCGGCAGGGTCGGTCACATCCGAAGACATGGCAGGTCCGGTCTGGTTCGGCAAATCAAAAATGCTCTACTTCCAGGGCGGCATGCTTGACGTCAACAACGTCGTGCAATTCATCAGCCCCATTCAGGGCATTATTTACAGCGGCACCAACAGCCTGCAAACCGCGTTGAAGATCGAAGACGCACGCAACCGCAACGCATCGAGCGCAATCCCGGCAGGCGTTTTGCGTCAAACTGGCGGCGAACCATTGAGCGCGCAAGAACTTGCCGACATTGCAACAGCGTTCAACACAGCCAGGGCAACAAACCAGACCGCGGCATTGAACGAATACCTGACCTACGAACCGTCAACTGCGACACCCGACAAAATGCTGCTGATTGAATCAAGCAACTACAGCGCATTAGAAATGGCGCGAGTATGTAATGTGCCGCCGTACCTGGTCGGCGTTAGCACCGGCTCGTACAGTTACCAATCCAGCGATCAGGCGCGACGCGATCTTTGGCTGTTCGGTACCAGCGTCTACGCGCAATGTATCGAGGACACACTTAGCCAACAGCTGCCCCGCGGCACCTACGTTGAATTTGATGCAGAGGATTACCTTGAAGAATCGAGTATGTCAGCCGACATGGAGCCGCGTGACATGCCCGAAGAAAACACACAAGAGGAGTTAGCGTGATTCGTTTTACCGCACCGTCCGTCACGATCGAAGCCGCGCCCGGCGAAGACAGCCGCGTCGTGTCCGGCGTGGCCGTGCCATACAACGAAATTGCCACCGTCTCGGACGGCAGCCAGGTCAGGTTCGCCCCCGGCTCGCTGCCGACAGACGGCAAAGCCCCAAAGCTGTTCATGTATCACGACAGCTCAATGGCCGTAGGCGTCGTCACCGATCGCGTTGAAACCGACGCTGGCATGCTGTTTTCGGCCAAGATCAGCCGCACGGCCCTGGGCGACGACGCCCTACAGCTCGCCCTGGACGGCGTTTTGGACTCGGTCAGCGTCGGCGTCGACCCGGTCGAATACTCGGTCGAAGCATCAACCGGGGTGATCACCGTGACCCGCGGCAACTGGCTCGAGCTGTCCCTGGTCCCCATCCCGGCATTTGCTGGGGCTACGATCGACACCGTAAAGGCCAGCATCCACCAACAGCCCGACACCGTCAGCAATAATTCAGACAACACACCCGCAGAGGAGTCACCCGTGGAAGAAACCGCAGCACCCGCACCGGCAGCCGTTGAAGAAACGATCGTGCCGACCGCACCGATCTACGCGCAGGCAAAAAAGGAATACCGCATGCCGAGCGCAGCCGAATTCCTGGCAGCAATGCACACGGGTGGCGACACCTGGCGCAACATCAACGCGCAGTACAAAGAGGCCGCGAACGCGCAGCGCACGTCGTTGCAGGCCGCCGCGGGTGACGTTCTCACGACCGACACGCCTGGTCTGTTGCCCGTTCCGGTTCTCGGACCGCTTGTGCAGGACCTCAACTTTGTGCGCCCGGTCGTCAACGCAGTTGGCGCACGCGCCTACCCGGACGGTGGCCAGCAGAAGACATTCGTGCGGCCGACGATCACGACCCACACCAGCGTCGGCACGCAGTCGACCGAACTGTCGGCAGTCAGCGCAACCACAATGGTGATTGCGTCAAACTCGGTGTCCCGTACCACCCTCGCGGGGCAGGTCACGCTGTCGGTCCAGGACATCGACTTTACGTCACCCGCAGCGATGCAGCTCATCCTCAACGACCTGATTGGGGAATACCTCATTAGCAGCGACAATTTCTGCGCTGACAATTTGCTGACGGCCGCAACCTCAAGCGGCGTCTGGGACGGCACGACCGCCGACCTGATGAAGTCGATCTACGACGCAGCCGTTGACGTGTCCAGCGGACGCAACTACATGCCGACCCACATTTTCGTCAGCCCTGACGTGTGGGGCCAGATGGGCCAGCTCGTTGACTCGAGCAACCGCCCGGTGTTTCCGTTCATCGGTGCCGGACTCGCTGGTTTCAACTCGATCGGTTCATACGCCGCAAACACCTGGGACTCGACCCCGCTCGGTTTGCAGCTCGTGGTTGACAGCAACTTCGCCGCCAAGACGATGATCATTACCCGCGTCGGCACCGGCGTCGGTGACGCGTTCGAGTTCTATGAACAGCAGCGCGGCGTCATGTCGATCGAAAAGCCCGATGTCCTCGGACGCACGATGAGCTACCACGGCTACGTTTCCACGTTCGCTGCCATCGGTGGAATGATTCGCAAGATCACCCAGGCGTAACCCGAAAGGCAGGCCGCAATGGCCGTCTACTCGGTCACATTTAAGCAACGCGTCGACAACTACGGCGTGGTGCAGACCCTCACAAACACCCCGATTGAGGTCGGACAGTCCATCACGCTTGCCGGGGTGGGCGACGGCCTCGATGGGACGTTCACCGTCCTGGCGCAACCCGCACACCAATTCGTCGGCGTTGACACAGAGGGCAACCTGCTGTTTGACCTTGAGGTGCAGTACCCGAACCAGTTGTTGTTTTACGACACCGGCGACGACGTACAACGCGTCTCGATCATCCCGATCGGCACCTGCACCTGGGCCCCGACCTGCACCTGGATTGTCGCCCAGGACATCCTTGACTGGCTCGGCATCGCTGTCGCGACCGCGGCCGACCAGGCGTTCGTCACGCAATGCGCAGCTGCCGCTAACGCGTTCTGTTACCGCCGCCGCCAGGAAGCTGGCTACCTACAGGACAGCTTGACAACGGTGCCGTCCGGCGACGTGAAACTGGGAACCATCCAGTACGGCGGCATGCTGTACCGGCAGCGCGGGTCAATCGACTCGTTTGCCCAGTTTGACACCAACGCCATGAATCCCGTAACGGGCCTGTCAGGCGTCATCAAACAGCTGCTGGGCGTTGACCGCCCCCAGGTCGCCTAATGACCGTAGCGGCCTACACAGACCTGTTTAACGAGACGCTAGACGACCTTGCCAGCGTCATCGGGACCCGCACAGGGCTGCCGGTCGTCACCGACCCACGAAACCTGCAACCCCCGTGCGTCTTCATCGACGCGCCCCGGTTCACAGCCTGGTCGTCGGCAATCGCCAAAATGGACTTCCCGGTGCGCGTCATCAGCCTGGGACCCAACAACCTGGACGCCCATCGAAACCTGCTCAACATGGCGGCCCTGCTGCTGACCGCCGGTATTGGCGTCACCGATGGCCGCCCAACCGTGGCGATCATCGGCGGCGTCGAACTACCCGCGTATGATTTGACCATCAGCATTCAGGCCCAGGCCGCATAGGAGACAGCACATGGCAAAGATCATCAGCCCCCGCGTCGGCACACCGGGCGACGAATTCGATGAAGACGCCGCAGCCGCGGCCGGCATCAACGTCCAGGCGTTGATCGACGGCGGGTTCATTTCCACCAGCAAGACCGCAAAACCTGCTAAAACAAAAGACACCAGCACCGAGGAGTAACACCCATGGCAACCAGCACCGTCCTTTCCAACCCGGTCGTCACCGTCAACTCGGTCGACATTTCCGATCAAGTGACCAGCGCGATCTTCCATCAAAATGTGACCGAGCTGCGCGCAACGGCGTTCGGCGACGTTTCCGAGAAGTACGTGGCCGGATTGGGCGAGTACTCGGTCGAGTTGGAGTGCTACCAGTCGTTCGCCGCGACCGAAACCTGGGCAACGCTCAAGGCCCTTGTGGGCACCACGACGACCGTGACTGTCAAGCCTGCTAGTGGCGCGGCTAGCGCGACGAATCCAGTTCTGACCCTGACGGGGGCTTTCTTGGCCGAGCTGCCAACGAACTTCTCGCTGGGGGCCCTGACCACGGCCAGCGTGGTGTTCCACGGGGGCACTTACAGCGAAGTCACCAGCGCGTAACCCGCGCACAACGAAAGGTAGCCCGACATGCGTTTATCGTTGCGTTACGAACGCGAACAGCAAGTACACGAGGTCACAACCAACCTGGCGGTCATCGTCGCATGGGAACGCAAATTTCGTGCAAAGGCCGCACAGTTGGCAAACCAGATCGGTGCCGAAGACCTGCTCTACCTGGCGTTCGAGGCGTCAAAGCGTTCCGGCATTGTCGTCCCAGCCGACTTCGACAAATTTGTTGAGACAGTCACCGACATCGAAGTCATTGACCAGGAAGACGAAAACCCTACCCAAGCGGCACCGTCCGCAGATCACTAGCCGAAATGCTGGTGGCCCTGCATTGGTGGCCACCCGACGTAGAGTTCGACCTAAAGGACCTCAACACCGTCGCAGCGGTCCTCAAAGACCAGCAAAGGCAACGACGTGGCCGTTAGCACATTCGAGATTCATGGCATTCAAGAGGCCCTAAAAACCCTCAATGAACTCGATCGCACGCTACGCCGACAGATAACCAAAGACATCCAGGGCGGCGCAGGCCGCAAACTGGTCACCGCCGCCAGGGCACTCATCCCCAGCAAAGAACCGCTATCCGGTATGGCCCGTTCACCGTTGATCGGCGGCCGCGAAACAACCCAATGGGACCGCGGCCAAGTTGAACGCGGCATACGCACGATCGTCGGCCAGCGCGCCCGGCCACCGAAAACGATCACATTCAGCAACGGGCGTACAGCGCGGTTTGAGGGCAAACCGTATTCGTTGTTGGTATTGCAACAGAAAGACGCAGCCGGGGCAATCTGGGACCATGCGGGCATTGGCAAATCAAACACCGTGTTTGTGCAGAACCTGTTGACCGAGGGCGACCACGTCGGACCCGCCGCCGCGCCACGCGTCCTGCAACCCGCCGCCGAACAGACAACCCCCATGATCGAGGACGAGGTGCGTACAATTGTTAGTGACGTAATGCGCATCATCAACCGAAAACTGGTGTAACCGTGGCAATCAACATCCCCATTTTTTCCAGCCTGGACACCAAAGGGTTTGACCGCGCCAAAAAGGAATTCCAATCCCTCGAGGGGTTCGGGGCGAAAGCTGGGTACATCGTCAAAAACGCCATGCTGCCGATTGCTGCGGCCGCGGGCACCGTCGCAGCCGGGCTCGGTGTGGCGGCCAAAGCTGCAGCCGACGACGAGAAAAGCCAAGCGCAACTCGAGCGGCAGCTGCGTTCCACCCTCGGTGCGACCGATGCACAGATCAGCGCGATCGGTGACTACGTCGACAAAACCCAGTTGAGCCTGGGCGTTACCGACGACATGGTGCGCAGCGGCCTCGGAACTCTTATCCGGGCGACCCGCGACGCAACCAAAGCGCAAGACCTGATGAACCTCGCAATGGACATCAGCGCGGCCACCGGCAAAGACCTGGACAGCGTTTCGTTGGCCCTGGCAAAAGGCTACAACGGCCAGTTGTCGGCGTTGCAGAAACTGGGCATACCGCTAGACGCCAACATCGTAAAAACCAAAGACTTCGCCAAAGCCACCGAGACACTTAGCGACACGTTTGGCGGCGCGGCCCAGGCAAACGCGAACACGTTCAGCGGCCGCGTGCAACGTCTCAAGATCAGGTTTGACGAAATGATCGAGACGGTCGGCTACAAGGTGCTGCCATTCTTGACCGATCTGGTTGAAAAGATCACGACCCTAACCGACGCGTTCGGTGAGGGCGGCGCAGCCGGTGCCATACGCGCATTCCGCGGCATGATGCAAGACCTCACCCGGTCAAATGACGGCACCATCAACTCATTCGGCACCCTGATTAACGCCCTGATAACGGTCCGTAACGCCGTCGCCACAGTCCTGAACGCATTCATACGCCTCTACAACGTCATCCCAATTCTGGACAACATCCCGACGATTAACAAGCTCGAGGAACTGGGCACCAATCTGGGCGACT